AGCAGTGCGATCAGGCTGAGTGCCGGCAGCGCACGCAGTATCTCATATCAAGGATGGTAGAGCTTCCATCCCAGGATGATCAACTGAGCGCTGTGCAGATGAAGGCCTGGTGCGATAATCACCTCCCAGACGGCAGCAGTACTACCAGGTGGGGTAAAAGCCGTACAGAATGCGACAGACAGGCTATGGAAGCCAGAAAGGCCGCAGAACAGCAAACAGCATGGAGAATCGAAGGAACACTAAGAGAATTCCCGGCGTTCCAGCCTGTAAATCTCTGGTTCAGATACCCGATGCATGTGATTGACGAAGGCGGTGTACTTGGCGATGTGAAACCGGAAGAGGAACAGCCGCTTTGGAAAAGAGCCGCTGAAAAAAGGAGAAAAGAAAACGAAAAGAAAGGCGACAAGATTCTGAATAACAGGATTTTGGATCACGCAAGTCTCGTTTTCGACAATGGAGGCAAGGATGGAATTAAGCTCGAAGACATCTCTGAAAAGTGGGGAATTGGTGAAAAAGCCATCAGGACTTACGTGAAAGGGAAAAAGGTCTCGCCCTATTTTTACATCGAAAATGGCCTCCTTTTTGCCAGAGAGGGAAACAAGGAAGGGAAGGAAATGACCTAGTAAATTTCCTTCCGTGTCAAATGAGGGAAGGAAGGAAATGACCTTGATTATTTCCTTCCCTGAAAACAGGGAAGGGAAGGAAAAGTATATGGTCATTTCCCTTCCCTGTCAAAGAGGGAAGGGAAGGAAATGACCTAGTAAATTTCCTTGACTTTTGAGGGAAGGAAATGACCTATATATACTACGTATATATAAACCTGTTCGGTTTCCCTCACATGCGGGTCACGGGTGGGAAGGAAAGTCGGCGAATGCTTCCGCCGACGACTTCCCCACCCAATACCGTGACTATAAAAGGTCAGGAGTATCAGTATGACAGAACTAAAAAATGACATGACGGAACATCAGTTTTTTATGGCGATGATTCCACCGACAGTAACGCATCAAGAGAAACAGATCCGGATCATTACTCCTCCACATGGAAAACCGTTTCCGCAGTATTACGAACCACCTTCGTTGAAAGATGTCAGACAAAAACTGACCAATTATCTCTGTCAGCATAAATTGCCAGTTCCATGGACTGGCCCGATCAGGCTTTACACAAAGTGGTGCTTTCAGGCAACGAAGCAACACAAGAAGAATACATGGCGAACCACAAAGCCAGACACGGATAATCTGCAAAAACTTCTGAAAGACTGCATGACAGATGTTGGCTTCTGGGATGATGATGCTCAGGTGTGCAGCGAGATCGTGGAAAAGTTCTGGAGCGATATACCTGGGATTTGGATCAGGATGGAGAAGCTATGAATACAGAACAGGATTTCAGGATCTTCACAGACTTATGGAGGCTCTACAGGAAATATGCTGCGTTGCCGGATAATTACAGTGATCAGGATGGATGGGCAGCTCTGATCAATGATATCAATGTAATTGACAGACGTTATTCAGGAAGCCTGCTGGCCCGAAAGATGCTGCTCATGATTGCTGATGTCCTTGAAGAGAAATCAAAAAGCGCAAGACAAAAAGATGGTAACACAGTTCGGACGGGAGGCTGTATATGAAAAAGCGCAGGCGTATACCTGAAGCAGAGGATCGTTGCTGGTCCTGCCGGTTTGCGGAGTCCATCGGGCAGATCGCGGTGTTTGTCACCCCGGACTGCCCGCATGGACACTTGATCCGCGACAGGCTTGTTGTGCCGAGAAGGGTATGCGAGACATGTAAGGCATTTGCGGAGGTGGATGATGGAGAATTCAATCGGCAGAAAAATTGATCGGATCCTAAAGGAAATGACAATAAGTCAGCGCCAGCTCGCAAAGGCTGCAGGAATATCCAACGCCACTGTAAGCAGATGTATCTGGGGAGAAAAGAACCCTCAGCTCAATACTCTTCGAAAGATTGCAAAAGCATTAAATATCACCGTCGAAGATTTGGTAGGCGAAGCCGCAGACACAAATGCTGATGCTGCTGGCGAATGGCTTGAGAGAGAAGTGTTTGACAATAGCAGCGCAACTATTGATCAATGGCAGTCTGCAAAATGCAGTAAGTGTGGGAAGTATCACACCACTCCATACATGTATTATTTTACACATTATAATTTCTGTCCGAATTGTGGGCGCGCTATGAGAGGTAAACAGAATGGACAATAGAAAAACAATATATCTGGACGATGCAATAGATGCGATAGATAAACGGGTTCAGTTTTTAAAAGACGATCCAGTGTTTAGGAGAAAACATGGAGATATCGATTTGTATGGAATAAAGCCGATCATACGAGCGTTGCCATCCGCACAGCCAGAGCAAACAGATTGTGAATATTGCCACGAAGACTCTGACGGATATGTCCGTCCAATCGAGAAGAACTCGCACGCATGGCTTATCAGACGGGGGAGAACCATGAAACTTCATGTTTGCTTCAAAGGTGAATACCGAGAATGCGATATTTTATTTTGCCCGATGTGCGGAAGGAGATTGACAGATGGATGACTTAATCAGCCGACAGGCTGGAAGAATGAAAGCATATACGGCATCTGACCGCAACGGAGACTCTGGCTATAGTATCGTGGTTTTCGCGGAAACAGCAGGACAAGCAAAAGCGTATGCAAGGAACAGCGAAACTTTTGACGGCTTTGAGTTTACCGAGATGAGGGTGAAACGGTGCAAGGCTCTGGATGGCTATTATAGGGGCGAGCGTGAAATGAACTGGCTGAACGATGAAGACAGGGTGGCGATGGTTAGATACGCAAACTTTGAGTGCAGTTGTGAGGTGTGGGATCCAGAGTGTGAAACCGAAGAATGCCCTGCACAGAAGTGGTGTGGAAGATATAAGAGGATGAGGGAATGAGAGATCCAATTGAAAGACAGGATGCGATAATCCAATTGTCTCATAACAAAAATGGCGATGATGACTGTGATGTAATTGTACAAAAAGATATTGAAACAATTAAACAGTTACCATCCGCACAGCCAGAACCTGCTATCCCGATATCGTGGCTCGAAAAGGAAATCGAACGCCTAGAAAGCTATGAAAACAGTTTTGCCGTACTGGATGCCGTGCAGTTAAAAGCGCTTATAAAACGATGGAGAGGTGAACAGGATGGGCGTAATAGTTGAAATAGCAGGACCATATAGATGTTGCAATAGCTGCAACTCTAACGATGGGGTGATTGAAATTACCGCACTAATGCGCGTTGGAAAGACAAAACAAGGTACACAGATTGCTTTATGCGAGTCATGTGCTCAAATGCTGAGATTTGCATTGAACAGCAGATACAAAGGATATGGTGAACAGAATGACACTGAGTGAAGCGATCATCCACTGCGAAGAGGTAGCGAAAGAACAGGATAAGTTATACAAAAGATATGGTGACGCAAGCAGATATATCCGAAGTCATAACAAAGATATAGTGAGTGCTAACGCAAAAAAAGCCTTGAATGTTTTGAATGTGCAAAAGAACACAGACAACTCGCTGAATGGCTCAAAGAATTACAGCACCGCAGGGCAGAGCGGAGGTGGATTCCATGCAGTGAGCGGTTGCCGGAAAATGATGAGAGAGTTCTGGCAACGACTGCATGGGGAGATGTAACAATAGCAGAACGAGTTTATCCACCCATCAACGATACTTGTTGGTTTATCCATGATGGCAATACGAATGCAACAATTGATGATGTTGTTGCATGGATGGAATTACCAGAAGCATATAAGGAGGGCGAACAGGATGACTGACGGCATAATGCTACAGATAAGCGATGACGGAAAGGCAACATTGTATGAAAGTACTTACGACATCACCATACATTGTGATAGCGAAAAAGAACAGCATGAAGTGATGGAAAGACTGAAGTCCATGAACTGGATCCCAATCCTTGATGGAGACGGCCAGATGCCGGAAGTAGACGACGAAGGATACAGCGACTACATCCTGCTGTCGTTCAGAAATGCATCTTTCCTCTGCATCGGCCAGTACCGAGAGGATGAAGAAGGCGGAGCATTTTACGAAGGTGATGACGAGGATCCGCTGACAAAGATAGGACTGTTTGTCAACGCCTGGATGCCGCTGCCGGAGAGATACCATGATCCGCTGTGACACCTGCCCACGATACAAAGACAGCTACCCCGGCAAAGTAGATGACGATGGTTATCATTACGGAATCTGTGGGATGACCGGAAACATCGTTTATGCGATACCGCACAAGATTAAGCGATACAGCGGACACGGCTATATCAGTCTGGGAGTTGGTACCTGCGGGATATTTGAGACTGTTGACGATGCTTTGAAGAAAATGACGGAACCGGAGATCAGGAGATGGAAGGAGATACGGAATGAGAACACTTGAAGAAATGTTAACAGATGGAATAAAAGACACTGACTGGACATACTGCAAAGCTGAATATGCACCACATGAAGGATGCAGGATAGGGATGCCAACAGAATATACACCTGACGAAACTACAAAGCAGTATGTGAAGACTTGTTATATTGTGACAACTAAATATTCTGACGGCAGTATTTCGACAAGCCCTGACTTCATGTATTTGAGTGACGGTAGATTCTACTGGTATGATAACCTCTGGGATGACACCGATCTGGTTGAGCAGGAAAAGACTGATATGCCGTGGAACACCCCGATTGCATGGATTCCGTATAGGAACGTACCCGAACGAAACTATCCATATCCGATAGCGCCTTATAACAAGGATGCTAACATTCCGACACCGCAGAAGTGTACGGAATAAAACCGAAAGAAGGAGAACAGGAATGAAAATCAGAGTAACTGAGTACACAACGGAAATAGAGGCTGATGCACGTGAATTGCGCGAAAGTAATACTCTCGGGGACAATCTGGCCCTGATGTTATCAAGGTGTTTTAGATCATTGGAGCCGTTCGAAGACGAAGTGGATGAGAAAGGCGAAGAAAATGAATAATAAGGATAAAGAGGCCGCCGACAAGCTGAACAAATGGCTTGAGGATATCGGTCTTGCGGAAGACAAGGAATGCGACGAGGATGTGTGCGAGTTGATCAAAGAACAGCATGATCATGATTGAGAGGTGGAGTATGAGTCATCAGGTGATCATTACATTCGATTTGGACGAAAACAAGATACAGGAAAATGCTGAAAAGGAAGCCGGCCGGCAGATCGCAAAGCAGGTGGTAGATGAAGCTTTTGGATCCGGATATAACCGGTCGGGCCTGCTAAAAAGCTACGGATACGAGGCGGTCAAATCCATCATCGAAGAGTACAAGGACCAGATCATTAAAGAGGCAATAAAAGAGGTCGCACAGAGCATGGCAAGGTCCAAGATCGTAAAGGAAAAGCTTCAGGAGGCGATAGAATGAACACGTTTATGATTTTTATCACTGGTGCCATGTTTGGCGGAATAGTGACCTTGATGATCCTGGCGCTGATCGGAATCAATGACAGGGATGGAGGAGATGACGGGTGAAGCTCCTGAGGTTTATGAGCAACAAAGAACTGGACGATTTTATAGCCGGCAATGTCCTCAGTAACAAAACGAACTGGAGCAGCGGAATCAGCAAAACGAACTCAAGAGGGTTCTGCTTCTTCCCGGTGGGAGAACAGTATGATCCTCCGGAGCGCAGGCTATCATATGTATCAGGAGTGGTAAGCCTGGAAAAGGCCGTCATATTCGAAACCAGTCAGCCGCTTAAAAAGACTTATGGGATGTACAGAGACCCGGACGAGAAGCTCCCGGAATCATGGCTTGCCATATTGTTTACTCCGCCGACGATGAAAAGGCAGGACGAATACTACACGACATCGTACAGCGAACAGACGATGAGAATTCGCAGGATAGGCCGACCGATACTGGTTAATCGTCTCGGGTGGGAAATCGACTGGTATTGGATAGATGAATGACGTTTTCTCTGATCCGGACATGTAAACCTCCTGTTTCTTGCCATGTATGTTGCTTTTAATCGTTTTTCTTCATCATACGATACGACTGTTCGGGTCAAAGGCACAACCGCTGTCAGTTTTGTGCGCGCCTAGCGGTGAGAGGTGTCGGGCGCGGGAGAAGAGGTAAAAACATGGATAATCCTGAAACCTGTGAAAACTGTTATTGGTATTGGAGCCTGTCTACAAGTCGAGAAGGCTGTATGTTTCCGGGAAAGAGGTATCACAAAGAGACACCTTGTGGTTACTGGGAACCAAAACTGGAAACCAAAGAACCGGATGCTGCAGAAGTGTATGACCAGTACCAGAAGGAGTGGAACTAATGAGTCTGAGAGCAGAAAAGAGGAGACAGCAAAGAGAGGCAGAAAAGCGTGCTGCCAAAACTGCTAAAAACCTCGCATTGCTGACAGGACAAAATGAAGATGATATCAGGCCGCTTGTCACGCCGGATATGGTCGCGAACTTCCCGGCCAGTAAGATCGCCAGCCTGACCGGGACCAAGGTGGAAACCCTTACATGGTGGCTTAAAGCCAGGGAAAAAGAACTATTTGAATATTGTGAGAAAGAAACGATAAAGACGGCACAGGAAAAGCTCTATCTGGCAGAAAACCATATCGCATTTATCAACGTTATGATATCGCTGCTCGCGATCAAGATGACATGGGGTTTTACAAAAGCCAACAACAGGTGGCTCAAGAATCTGAACGCGGCCTCTGATTTCATAAAACGGTATGGCGTAAAGTACACATACGACATGCTGGTGAAAGAGATGGACATCGGCGAGCTCGAATTCGACAGCTTCGACGTCTACGAAGAGCTGAGGCTGGGAGAAGCTGAGGAATTCTGGAAGGACGAGCGGATTATAGTATGACAATGTTTCTGGACGGAGGTGATTACATTGTACGTCAGATTTAAAAAACTCACAGCGACTGCCCACGAACCGACACACGGATCGTCATGGGCAGCAGGCTACGATCTATATGCTGATCTGTCTAGCAGCATCATGATCCAGCCAGGAGAGACCAAAGTCATCAAGACGAACATAGCTGTCGAGATACCCGCAGGATACTTTGGCGGGATTTATCCAAGATCCGGACTCAGTACAAAACAGGGATTAACTTTGGTCAACTGTGTCGGAGTAATTGACGCTGATTACCGTGGCGATATCCGTGTACCGCTCATAAACCTCAGCCGTCAGTGGCGGATCATCGATCCGGGCGAAAGAGTGGCTCAGATAATCGTACAGCCTTGCGAACGTGTGCAATGGGCGGAAGTCCCAGAGTTATCTGATACAGACCGAGGATCAGGCGGTTTCGGAAGTACTGGAAGGACATGAGGGGAGTGATGCGAAGTGGATCTGAATACACTGAAGCAATACCGTTCTCTGAAAAAAGAGATTGCCGGTCTTGATGCGACAATAGATCGTCTTCAAAAGCGTCTTGATTCCATTCCGACTGTCATGGGAAAGGTCCAATCCTCGGAAAAAGATTTTCCGTATATCCGCACGCATGTCGCTGTTGAGATGCAGGATCCTGCAGAGTCTGAGAAAATCAGACGACTGATCCGGCTGAAGGAACGAAGAAAGATGCAGGCATATAACCTCGTGATCCGGATAGAGAATTATATCAACAGTATCCAGGACAGTACGGATCGGCAGATCTTTGAGCTGGTATTCATTGACGGATTGACTTACAGAGCTGCTGGTGATGCACTTGGATATCATTATTCAAACATTGGTTACCGGATTCAAAGTGAACTTTCAACAAATTCAACAAAATAATATGCTATGATTATGATGACAAATCAGGTTCAGGAGAACAGCTGACTGTTTGTACATCTTTCATGGGGAAGGAGCCATCACTGCACCGGTGGCTCCTTTTTTGTACGCAAAATTCAGAAAGGAGGGGACGGATGTACAGGGTATCTGAAGAATGTGCTGAGCTTGCAGCGGAAGTGATCCGAGAACATCCGGACCTTCAGTGGATAAACACGGCCGGCATAACAATCGGCTTTATTGAAACAGACAAGGAAAAGAACAGTTCCGTTGGTCCTGTGCTTGGGGAGTGCCAGCTTGTAAAGGAGATCCAGAAGCTGTTCTGTCCTTACGACTTTCTGATCGTTATATACCTGCCGAATATCACGCATTTGAATCGTGATCAGATGAAAATCCTCCTGTATCACGAGATGCTGCATGTGGATATGTCCGAAAAGAACGGAAACCCAATATACAGAGTTGCCCCGCACGATGTCCAGGATTTTAAGGCTGTCATAAGACAGTATGGTATGCAGTGGGCAGGTGACTGATTATGGCCAAAGGGAAGTACGAGTACTGGCTGACTGAAGATGGGCTGACGCTCCTGGAAGGATGGGCACGAAGTGGATTAAATGAGGAACAAATAGCGGACAAGATCGGGATAAGCCGTTCGACTTTGTCCAGGTGGAAGGTGTCGCATCGGGACATTTGGGACACCCTAAAAAAGGGGAAGGAAGTCGTTGACTTTCAGGTAGAAAATGCGCTCTTAAAAAGAGCGCTTGGGTATTCATACACAGAAGAGACAAAAGAACGGCGATTTAACAAAGAAACAGGGAAATATGAGCTTATTATCACAAAGGCAGTAACGAAACATGTTCCTCCGGATGTCATAGCTATTATCTTCTGGCTGAAAAATCGAAAGCCGGATGACTGGCGGGAGAAGATCAAAGATGCAAGGGCAGATGAACAGGATGACGGGGTGGAGGTGATCTTCCGTGGCGAAGAAACAGGTGATTGTTGATGACCTGGTCATCCCGAAATACAGACCACTGCTTTACAACAGGACCATCCGTCACCTGATCCTGACGTCTGGCCGTGCCGGAACCAAATCATCCTTTGCGGCCATCTATGCAGACAGTCGTCTGATCACGGATCCGCACGGATCGACTGTGGTCCTTCGTAAGCATCACAATAAGCTGCGAAAGACTGTGTACAAGGAGATGCTCCGGGGTATCAACCGGCTGCAGATCCCGAAGGATAAGTTTTATATCACGAAATCTCCGATGGAGATTACCTATAAACGCCATGGCACTACGATCTATTTCTCTGGATCCGACGGTATCGACGATACAAAAGGTATCATCGATGAGGACAAGCCGATCAAGCTGGTCATCCTGGATGAGTTGACGGAGTTTTTCGATGACGGTGAAGGTGAAGACGAGCTTTCCAACATTGAGGCAACCTTTGTAAGAGGGAATACAGAAGCATTCCAGATGCTTTATCTGTATAATCCGCCCAAGAACCCGAATGCTCCGATCAATGAGTGGTGCCGGAAGATGGAGCAGCGTCCTGATTGTCTGCATATCCATGTGACATATAAGGACGTACCGGAGGACTGGGTTGGTCCTGCGCTGATCGAGACTGCAGAGATCATGCGGCAGGCGGATGAAAAGCAGTACCGCTGGGTATGGCTCGGCGAGTCAGTTGGTATTGACGACCTGATCTATTACATGTACTCCGATGCAATAACCTATAACGAACTGCCAGATGAGGAGAAGGCTGTCATGGGTGAGATCGGTATAGGCGTTGACTATGGTCAGCAGAACGCAACGACCTATCAGGCGTACGGGGTAGATTACCAGCACGGTCTCCTGCGTGGCCTGGATGAGTATTATCACAGCGGGCGCGAAACGGGGAAACAGAAATCTCCGTCAGAGTATGCGGAAGACTTTAAAGCATTCTCCGAGAAGGTCGAGGCGGAATACAAGCGCCGGATCTCCTGGGTTTTTATAGATCCATCAGCCAAAGGTCTCGCGGAAGAGATCAAGCGCCTGATGCCGGATATCCTGATCAAAGATGCCGACAATACGGTGAAGCTTGGGATCAGCCGTGTGCAGAAGCTGATGACATTCGGACGGATTAAGTTCAGCAAAAAACAGCCTTACCTCATCAAAGAGATGGGCCTTTATCAATATGACGAGAAAAGTATAGAGAACGGAAAAGAAGAGCCACTTAAGGTCAATGATCATTGCCAGGACGCCACACGGTATGCCGTTATGGGGATGTGGAGGCTGATACGGCTTTTTCTTCCGGTATCTGAGCAGGAGGAAGATTAAAGATGCCGAACAACGAGCTATTTTACAAAAACATACAGGAGGCCTTCGGCGTCGAAATCGAGATCGGCCAGAAGATGGCTGATGCGATTCTGCTGTGGCACAAAATGTACGCTGATGAAGCTCCGGGGCTGAATAA